ATACAGGTAGTGCCCGAACTGCTGCACCTGGAACGGAAGCGTGTCGATGGCGCGCAGTACTTTGCCGATGGTGGCCAGGTGCGCGGCGCGGGCGGTGGATCGGCCGGCGGGCGTACCGCGCGTCTCGCTGATGCTGATCTTTTGGCGCACAACCTGGATGCGTTCCTCCTTGTCATCCCCCAGTGCAGCGAACACTGCCTCGGCGCGGCGCATGCGCTGACCCTTCTTAATCGGTGCAGACTGGGCCTTGTCGATGGCCACAGCACTGATCGACGCATTCGATTCGTGCTGAGCCTCGGTCCACACCTGCCTTGCGTTGATCAGCTTCATGCGGCTTCCCCTTGTTTCAGTTCTTTGGTCATTGCGCGGTATTTGGCCTTGATGGCCTTGATCTCATCCACGGTGTACTTGCATGGCGGGTGCAGGCCTTCCAGCCAGGCCACCTTCTCGGCGCCGATGCGCTGCACCAGGCGGATGCGGTACTCCACGGCGTTGCCGGATAGGTTGCGGTTGCACTTCACGCACTGGCGGTGGATGTTCAGCGGCTCGAAGCGAAGCTCCGGGCAGGCGCCGACGGAACGGTAATGCCCAGCATCCCAGCGGCTGCCGGTCATGAGGTCGTTGTCGTTCGGCGTCGAGTCGCAGCTAATGCAAGGCAAGTGCGCATCACGCAGGCGCACGTACTCGTTCACCGCCGCCTGGGCTTCGCAGCGCAGGCTGGGCTGCAAACCGACTGACCCATGCGCGAAGGGACGAATGAGGCCATGCAGGTAGCAACTCGGCATTTCTTCGGCTTGGCCGGTTTCCGCTCGATAGTCATAGCTTCTTCATCCTGACCCTTCCACACACTTTGCAGCGCAAATCGTAGTACTGGCGGGGTTCCACAACCTCACCTGGCAATCCGTGAATGTTCAGCGGGCCGCTTCGGATCACTTCGTCCTCATGAACTCCAAGGAGGCACCAAAGCTTCGGGCTTATGCGCATGGCTCGGCCTCCTTGGCTTTCTGCTGCTCATGGGTGAAATCGCCGCGCAGGGGCATCAAGCTTCTGTCGGCGTAGGCGAGGATGTGAGGCTGCCCTTCTCGCGAACAGAGCCAGCCGGTATCTTTGGAAAGAAATGTGCCGACGCCCTCGATCTTTAAAATCTGATTCGCCGTCACGCGCTCGTCCAATTGAACCACTGAGCCAACGGGCGCAGCCGGAAGGCTGATCAGGGTCAGCGCCAGGTCACCCGGCTTGAAGTTATGGCTCATAGCGCTTTCCTCGCTGCCCGTTCTACTTCCGCTTTCCGTTCTCGGCGTTTGCGCTCGAAGTCTTCTGCCGAGCGCTTGCGGCGGTGATCGAGTACCGTCCCAATGACCAGTGCCAGGGCAATCAGGACTCCGTAAATGTCTGCGTAATCCATCAGTACCTACCTCCCCAGTTGTCCTTCTGCGTCCACCGCACATGGTGCTCGGCGCCGAAGCAATGAACCCACTCGATCAGTTCGCCGCACTGCTTCACGGTGAGCTTGCTGGTGCGCTCGTAGATGACGTCGAAGCCGTTGCCGTCTACCGCTGGTATCATCTGCGGCTGATCGCCCGACTCGCGCAGCCATGCGGCCGTCAGCAGGCGCTTCCAGATCAGGACATCCCACTTCTTCCCGGCGTGCTCGACCTGGGCGGCGATATCAGCAAGGGCCGCGTGAAGGGCCTTGTTCTGCTCCCCGCTGCGGTCCACTTCGGTGATGGCCAGCTTCTTGGGCTTGGCCAGGTCCAGGCCGGCGATGTAGCCCATGGCCTTGTTGCGGTCTGATTCGTTGCGGATCTGGAGGCTGGTCATGGTTTCACCCTCACGCCTGCGGCTTCCAGTGATGCCCGGTCATAGACGGGTGTCTTCTGGCACATACGGTCATCTATCTTTTCCGCATACTCGACATCCCAAACCGACCGACCTCCACCGCATGCTGAGTAGTCGCCTACCACGGCATACGGCTCAGGCAGCTCAATCACCAGCGCCTCGCGAGAGTCCGTCCAAACCAGCCAGCGATTCCCACAAGCAGCGTCGCGGTGATCAACAAAGCCGAAACGCCGGTGGTGCCAAATATTGAATTGGGTCAGCTCCGTGTTCTCGCCAGTTAGCGGCGCCCAGTGATCCTCAGCCCAATCTTTCGTGGAATCTCCGCTCATGACTGCTCTCCCTTACCCATGGCGGCGTCGAGCAGTGCGTCCAAGTCCTCTCCGGTCATCCCGGTTGCGTGCGGGCCGATCCACTCCACTACCTCGATATAGCCGCTGCGCGCCTGGCGGAGCTATTCGTAACGGGCTGCATCCTTGCGCAGCGCCTCACACTCAGCCTTCAGCTCAGCATTCACCCGCTCGTAGGCTTCGTAGCCGGTGCGTAGGTCTGCGACTTCGGCGCGGAGCTGGTCGCACTTCTCGGCGTTATTGGATGGGCTCCGATCTACCCGGGTATTCCAGTCGTGCAGCAGCAGCGGCAACTGGTCATCGGACTGAGGGCAGTCAAGCTGGAAGTCTTCAAGCGGGCAGTCTGTTACGTGATCTGCTGCGATTCGATACCAATCGCGGCCAATTTTTGAGAGGCTTGCATGCCCGCCACAGTAAGGGCACGGCTCTAATTCGCTGTGTTCGCTCATAACGCATCCCCCGGGTTTTCCAGCAACGCAAGGTTGTCTTCTGTCAGGCGCGCGCACTCTTTGCGTAGGCGCTCGTTCTCAAGCTTGAGGTCGCCCATCTCACGTGTTTCGGTCTGCTTGTGCATCTGGTACAGGCCGCGTAGCGCCTCGTTATAGGCTTTTAGCTGGTCGCGCTCGGCGATCAGGGCCAGGACTGCGGCAGGATCACGCATGAGCTTCTGCAATTCGGCCGTTTTTCGAAGCTGGTCTTTATCGAAGGTCATGTCCGTTGCTCCGCGCCGCGCTGTGCATCGCGCTTGATATTCATTTTTGCCAGCAGCAGTTCGCGGGCGGACTTGCCGTCGGCCGGAATGCCCTGCTGAAGGATTCGTGCTTGGGTCTGCTGGTCGGCCAGCTCGTTGGCGAGTTCGAAGGCCGTCTTCTGGCTGTCGTGGCCGATGCCGGTGAGGATCTTGCCGTCCAGTGGCTGCCCTTCCTGGGCGCGGCGGATCACCACGGCGTAGTTGTGATCGAAGCGCTGGCGCTGGCCCTTGTCCTCCTGCTTGGCGGAACGCAGGTCGAACAGGCCGGTGGCCACGGCGGCCAGCTTCACCGCTTCGTGGCTGTACGTGATCATCAGCGCTTCGATCCAGGCGTCAGCAACCGCCGGCATGCCAAAGTCTTCTGGGCCGGGCACACACATGGCGATGAACTCACCAACGCTTGGGGCGAACGGTTTCTTGAGCTTGCGGCACTTCTGGATGCCGAACTCGATCTGCTCTAGGGTGCGGATGCCCGCGTCGGCGAACTCCTTGATCCACTCGGCCTTTGCAGCGTCCAGTGCTTCGGTGGACGGCCACGCCTGGCGCCATGCAGGGAAGATCCCACGCAGCCGGCGGAACAGGTCGTTCACCACCTCGACAGTTTGCGGCGTGATGTCGAGCGGCTGGACATGGCTTTCAGCGGGCAGGTTGCCCATGGTCGCCATCAGTTGGTTGACTGGCTTCATGGGCGAGCCACAAGGCCATCAGCCCACGCGTTGCTGTTGAAGTCTGGTTCGCCAGACTGAGGGCGCGGCGTGAACTGGTGGACGTTGCTACCGGCTGGCGACGGATCAGGCACTTCGTCTTCCCAGCGCTTGCCGTTGATCCAAGTCGATGCGTGGGGGATGAACCGGCCGTCGTCCTTGAGCCAGTCTGTCGTGAGGCACTGCGCGCCCAGGGCCTGAACCAAAGAATCGAAAAGCTCGTTGGTCAGTTTGAGCTTGTCCCACGCCTTGCGTGCAGCCTCCTTGCCCACTTTGCGTGGATACAGGGCCCAGAACTGCGTGAACAACTCAGCGTGATCGACCTCATCATCGCCATAAGGCTTTTGTTCTTTATCTTCTCTTCTCTTCTCTTCTCTGGTCCGCAATTTGTCCGCATCACTAGCGGACACATTGCGGACACTCTTCGCCTTTCTGTCGTTGCGCTTGCGCTCGTTATCGTTGGCGCGGCGCTTGGCGCTGGCCCCGTTATGCTCTTCAAAGCGGGGCATTACGAGGCTTCCGTCGTCTTGGATGCCCGCCCATTCCACGTCAATCATGGCCTGGGTAAAGCCTGGCCAGCCCACCACCGCATCCATCGCGTCGACGGTGTAGCCCACCAGCACGCCATCATCACAATGGGTGTCGAAGATGCTCCAAGCGATATGCAGTCCGCCGATGATCCGCAACCTGTCCGCTTTCAATGCGGACACCATTCGGAACACTTTCGGATGCGTCTGAAGGTCTATTCGCATTTTTATCCAATCTCCGGCCATTACTTGGCTCCTTTGCCGACAAGGCCGGCCAATTCAAGGAAGCGATCCACGTACCAGTGAGGCTGCGTCTCGCGGGGGCATTGAGGGCTGGTGAGGTTCTTGCCGTAGGCCAGGCCTTTCTCGGTCACGGACCAGAAATCGACCAATTCCTGCTTGGAGTTTTTGCGCTGGAGCAGCGTCAGGAAGCCGTGAGCCTTGAGTGCAAGGTTGAAAGCGCGGGCGGTGCTGGCGATGGCGTGATCTTTGATCAGGGCGGTGATTGCCTTGGTAGGCATCGAAGAGCCGCCAGCGGCGTCAGGCGCAGCGTCCACGGCGTAGCCTGGGAGGAACTTGGCGTCCAGGCCGTTGTTGGCGGCGATCTGCGCAAGCATCATCATTTTGCTGGAGGGCGCCGGCTTCAGCAGGCGATCGAAGCACTCCAGGATCGCGAGCTCGCCGACGATCTTGGAGTTGTTCGGGCCCTGGGCGGAAAAGGTGCCGGTCTTGCGAATGCTCGGCAGGACCTGGCCCACCACCCACTCTTCGAACTTCTCAGCGGCTGGCAGTTTCGACTTCATCACCAGCCGGTAAAGGTCGCGCTCAGGAATGATGGTCATAAAACCACCACCCTGTTTCGGGGTAGTGGTCGCGGCCTTGCAGTGGCGGGCCACGGCATTCTCCGGCTTGGAGTAACCGAGGGCATCAGCGACATCGCGCGCGACAAACCACGGGTCACCGAGCTTGTCAGTGATGACCCGGATCGCCGCGCCGTCGAAGTCGAACGGAATCACTGAGGAATTGCGCGCCACGTTTTCAGATTGCGAAAAACGTGGCGCGAGATTGTTGGGGCTATTGATCGTTTGGTTGGCTTGGTGCATGATTCGCTCCACAAGTTGTGTTGCTGTTGAAAAAGCCGGGATTGCGCCCCGGCTTTTTTGTGTCTGTAATTCAGGCTGCCTTTACGGACTGCTTGAAAACTTCCAGGCTGACGATCACTTCCTCAGCCTCCTTGAGCAGTTCGGACTTCTCGCGGGTGCATACGCGGCCATCCGCCTGGGCGTCGAACGCAAGGCGGGTCACGTCAGCAAGATCAGCCCACGCTTTCAGCGGGCGGAAGTCCTGGGTGAACTTCATAATCCTGTGCAGCTCCTGGACGTTCAGCTTGTGGCTGTCGTAGTCCGGGTTCGCCTTTTGAGAAAGCAGCGTCTTCGAAGAGAAGCTGGCGCCGTCCGCAATCCGCCCTGCCCCGTGGTCGTCAACCACGTCATAGATCGCCTTCATCAATTCCTGCATGTAACACCTCGAAATTCTTTACGTGGCGCCCTGCAGGTGCAGAGGCGATCATTTGCTCAATGGAGCGGTGGACAGGGATGTCAGGCGGCTGTCTTCTTCGGATGGGCCTCGGAAAGAAGCCAAGAAGGTTCGAATGGCTTGCCATTCGCAGAAGCCAGGGCGGCGATTCTTTCTACGTACCGTGTCTCCCCGGTGTATTCGGTGCGGGGCAAGCAGTCGGCGGTAAGCCACTTGTAAACGGCCCGGGGCGTCTTGCCGCATGCCAGGGCAACCACCGGAACGCCGCCGGCATCATCAATTGATTTCTTAAGCGGGCTCATGTGGCCTCCAAGCGAAATATGAACTTGCAGTACATATTATGTCGGAACTGAAAGTACATGCAAGGCCATGCGATATTGAACCTATGGTTCAAATCGAAGAGATACGCGCAGCATTTGCCTCTCGCCTCAAAAAATCCGTTGCCGCAAAAGGCATCGATCAATGGGGGGCGGGCGCTCGGCTGTCCGAAATAGCCAAGGTCACCCCGAAGGCAGCCAGCAAATGGCTGAACGGCGAGGCGATACCGGGTCCTGCCAAAATGCAGGCTATAGCTGAGGCGCTCGACGTGAAAATCGAGTGGCTACAGCATGGGGCAGGTGATGAGACGGGCCACTCCAGCTTACGCACGACCAAAGATCCAGCGAGCGCGGATACGCAATCTGCCGCCGATCTTGTGCGTGACATGCTTGAAAATCTCTCGCCCCGGCCAAGTTGGTGACGAAGTGTGGATTGCGCACTACGACGTGCGGGCAGCGATGGGCGGCGGGCAGATCCCGCACGAATACCCGGAAATGCTTCAGGACATACGGGTCAGCCCGAAGCACCTGCGCGACCTGGGCGTCACCTTCAAAGAACACTTCCACCTCAAGATGATCACCGGCTGGGGTCAGTCAATGGCGCCGACGATCAAAGATCGCGACCCGTTGCTCGTCGACATTACGATCAGGGAGTTCACCGGGGACGGCATCTATCTCTTCTCCCACGACGAGATGCTGTACGTGAAGCGCCTGCAGAAGAAAGGCAAAGACCGCTTCAAGATGATTTCGGACAACAAGCACCACGATCCCGAGGACATCCGGGTGGATGACACGCACATCCTTNACGTGTGGAACGGACGACCGGTGTGACGTTATGTCCCTGACCAAACCAAACCAAGAGCTACGCCGCAACCTGAAAAATGCCGCGGCACTCCTTGAAGATGCAGCGCAAGCCTTGTTTGCGAAGGCAAAGAAGCTCCCCGACGCAGAATTCCTTTCAGAGATGGAGAGAATCGGAAAGCTCAACGAGTGCATTGACACGCTTCAGGCACTCGCCGAGGAAGTGAAGGCTGGGCGTATCAATCGCCATGTGGAACAACGCAAATGACAGCATGGCGAGAGCAAAGCTTTTGGAGCAAGTTTTGGATCTGGGCCTGGGTGGCGTTCATGACCGTCTTTACCGCCTACACCGGCGCGTTCTGGCTGGGTGGTGGTTCATCTAATCGCAAGCGAGTCTTCAGCCCTGGCTTCGTTGTGCTCTGCGCCATCGTGGCTGTGGTTGAGCTGATAGCGCTGAACCACTTCTA